CTGTTAAGATTCAGACGTGGTGGCTTTGTGCAATTGGATTCTGACTATAAAGACGAACTAACATCGTTTAGATCCCGTAGACACAAGGGATACTACAACGTATAAGGCAAATTATGGCAATTGAAAAAAGTTTATATCAAGCACCGTTAGGCATGGAGCAATTAGCCATGGAAGAAGAGCCTATTGAGATTGCTATTGAGGATCCAGAATCTGTTGAAATTGGAATTGGCGGAACGCCAATCCTAAGAATTGAAGAAGGTGAAGAAAGTGATGAAGACTTTACTGCTAACCTAGCAGAATACATGAGCGAGCAAGACCTTCAATCTCTTGCTTCTGAATTAATTTCTGATTTTGAAGACGACATTAGCGCTAGAAAAGATTACATTCAAACTTATGTAGATGGCCTTGAGCTACTTGGTATGAAGATTGAGGAACGTTCTGAACCATGGGAAGGCGCCTGTGGTGTATATCACCCACTGTTGTCTGAAGCACTAGTCAAGTTTCAATCTGAGACCATGATGGAAACGTTTCCAGCAGCAGGTCCTGTAAAGATTGAAATTATTGGTCGTGAAACACCAGAGAAAAAAGAATCGGCAGAACGTGTCAAAGAAGACATGAACTACCAACTAACAGATGTAATGCAAGAGTTTCGGCCTGAACATGAGCGCATGCTCTGGGGCTTAGGTCTATCTGGTAATGCATTTAAGAAAGTATATTACGATCCAAATTTAGAACGTCAAGCTTCTATATTTGTGCCCACAGAAGATATTGTTGTTCCCTATGGTGCTAGCAATATTGAGACTGCAGAGCGAGTTACGCATGTAATGCGTAAAACTAAAAACGAATTAATTAAATTGCAAGTAGCAGGTTTTTACTGTGATATAGATTTAGGTGATCCTGTTAACACAATGGATGAAGTAGAAAAAAAGATTGCTGAAAAGCTAGGTTTTAGAGCAACTTCGGATGATCGCTTTAAAATTCTTGAGATGCATGTCAACTTAGATTTGCCTGGTTATGAGCATAAGGATGATGGCAAAGTTACTGGTGTTGCACTCCCTTATGTTGTAACGATTGAAAAGGAAACAAGCAATGTTCTCGCAATTCGACGAAACTGGGAGCCGACTGATGACACTCATGCAAAGCGTAACCACTTCGTCCACTACGGGTATATTCCGGGTTTTGGCTTCTATTGCTTTGGACTTATTCATCTCATTGGTGCTTTTGCTAAGTCTGGTACTTCTATTCTTCGTCAGCTTGTTGATGCTGGTACCCTTTCTAATCTTCCGGGCGGCTTTAAGACCCGTGGTCTTAGGGTCAAGGGCGACGACACGCCAATCTCTCCGGGAGAATTCCGAGACGTAGATGTACCTAGTGGAACAATGCGGGACAACATCCTACCTCTTCCATACAAAGAACCTAGTCAAGTCTTATATCAGTTGATGAATCAAATTGTTGACGAAGGGCGGCGATTTGCATCTGCGGCAGATATGAAAGTATCTGATATGTCGGCTAATTCACCAGTGGGAACCACACTTGCAATATTAGAAAGAACACTAAAAGTAATGAGTGCGGTACAAGCTCGTATCCACTATGCAATGAAACAAGAGTTTCGTCTTTTAAAGAAAATTATTGCGGATTACACTCCTGATGAGTACAGCTATGAACCAGTAGAAGGTAATCGCAGAGCTAAAAAATCAGACTATGACCAAGTAAACGTTATACCAGTAAGTGACCCCAACGCGGCTACTATGTCGCAAAAAGTAGTGCAATATCAAGCAGCTCTACAACTTGCTCAATCTGCACCGCAGCTCTATGATCTTCCGCTCTTACATCGACAGATGCTAGACGTGTTGGGCATTAAAAACTACGCCAAACTTGTGCCTACACAAGACGATAGAAAACCAATTGATCCTGTTACTGAGAATCAAAATATTTTAATGATGAAACCTGTTAAGGCTTTTCTCTATCAAGATCATCAAGCACACCTTACAGTACATATGTCAGCTATGCAAGACCCTAAAATTCAACAATTAGTTGGGCAAAATCCAATGGCACAACAAATGCAAGCCGCTATGATGGCTCATATTAACGAACACATTGCTTACGAATATCGTAAACAGATGGAAATGAAAATGGGTATGGAGCTCCCACCTGATAACGAACAATACGAAAAAGAAGGCATTCCAGAAACATTGGAAGTTAGAATTTCGCAACTCGCTGCTCAAGCAGCGCAACAAATGTTGCAGCAGAACCAACAAGAGGTTCAGGCTCAACAAAACGCCCAAGCGGCGCAAGATCCACTGGTCCAAATGCAACAGATGGAATTACAACTGAAGCAAGCAGACCTACAACTTAAGCAACAAAAACTCCAAGTTGATGCAGCAGCTAAAGAAGATCAACTTCAAATTGAACGTGATCGTATAGAAGCACAAAAAGAAATTGCTGGTATGCAAGTTGGTGCAAAAGCCGCTAAAGACAAAGCTAATTTAGAAGCTAAGATGGAATTAGAAAGTTTAAAAGTTGGTTCAGATATTGCCTATAAAACGGCGCAGTTAAACGTACCGAAAGGAACGCAAAAGAAAGGTGAGTAATGGATAAAACGCTTGAAATACTGCTTAAACAGTACAGAGATAAGCGCAACCAAATAGCTGAAGCTGTTTCCAGCGGCGCAGCTAAGGATTACGCAGAATATCGCGCACTTTGTGGTGAGATACGAGGCCTTCTTACTGCTGAGTCATATTTATTAGACCTCGCAAAAAATCTGGAGAATGCTGATGACTAACGTCATTGATTTAGAAAAAGCAGTAGATTTAAATGCAATTTTGCATAAAGAAGCAGAAGAAAAAGCCAAACAACTCCCAGCCCCTCAAGGGTATAGAATACTTTGCGCAATTCCAGAAGCAGAAGAAGCTTTTGATAGTGGGCTTATTAAAGCTGATGAAACCCGCAGGCATGATGAATTATTGACTACGGTTTTATTTGTAGTTGATATGGGTCCAGATTGTTATCAAGATAAAACTAGGTTTCCTAATGGTCCTTGGTGTAAAAAGGGCGATTTTATTTTGGTACGACCTAATGCAGGTACACGATTAGTTATTCATGACCGTGAGTTTCGAATTATCAACGACGATTCTGTGGAAGCCGTAGTTCAGGACCCACGTGGAATTAAACGCAAATTTATCTAGGAGATAGACCATGGCTGAAATTCAAAAAGACGAGTATCAATTTCCTCATGAGACAGAAGAAACTAAGGGTAAACCCTTAGAAGCAATATCTGAGGAAATTGAGTATGTAATTGAAGACGACACTCCTGAAGAAGATAAAAAAACTAAACCTCTACCTAATGGAGTAAAAAAAGAACTTGAGGACGACAACCTTATGGAGTATTCCAATAAGGTAAAAATGCGTCTTGAGCAAATGAAAAAGGCTTGGCACGATGAACGTCGTATAAAAGAGACAGCTGAAAGAGAGCGAGAAGAGGCTGTTCGTTTTGCCAAACAAGTCTCTCAAGAAAATAAAAGACTTAAAGATCAATATAGTGCGGGTGAAAAGACCTATATTGAAACAATACAAAATGCTGCTGATACTGAGTTAGAGATGGCAAAACGGGTTTATCGTGATGCTCATGATTCAGGAGATACAGATCGAATTGTTGAAGCTCAGCAAAAATTAACAGAAGCTAGCTTAAAACAAGATAAGGCTAAAAACTTTAAGCCTTCTTTACAAACTCAAGAAGATAGTGTACAAACGTATCAACAAACGACTCAGGCTCAAGAAAGTCCTAAGATCGACCCGTTAACTTCTAAGTGGCTTGAAAAAAATACTTGGTATGGGCCGGATGAAGAAATGACTGCTTTAGCCTTGGGTACGCATGCAAAGCTTGAAAAAGAATTTGGTAAAGGTTATATTGGTACCGAAGAGTATTTTGAACGTATTGATAAAACAATGCGCAAAAGGTTCCCCGAAAATTTTTCGGACGAATTAGAAGTAGAAACGCAGGCTGGGGGCGACAAGCCCAGTCAGCGCAACGAAGCTAGATCAGTACCAGTAGTTGCACCAGCAACGCGAAGCACGGCGTCAAAAAGAATTGTGCTAAAAACAAGTCAACTGGCAATAGCCAAAAAACTTGGTTTAACCCCCGAGCAATATGCTCGTGAAATGCAAAAACTGGAGGCTTAAAATGGCTACAAATAAACTTGCTCGCGAACTAGATACCAGAGAAATCAGCGAAC